GATTGTCTCTTTGTGCAACCTTTTGTTGACAAGTTGCCTTCTAAAACTAAGGCACCTTCGATTACACCCGATCACATTGGATTTCTCGATGACAAAGAGGCAGCAGAGGCAAAAGTTGCCATCAATGCCATCATTCGTGCTGGCAAGTCTCTCGATGATGCAGCACTTACTCACATCCTGGGTTGCCCTCATCTCGCTAATCTTTATCAGTTGGTGATCGAAATGAAAGAGGACTTGATGGAGTCTTTGATCGTGTACAATTCCCCCAAAGCAACACTGGGAGGGATGTCTATTTCTTGTGAGGGTTATGTTCTGACCACTCTTGATGCAATGTTCAAATTGGTCAATCGTCCTCTCTTTGCATACCACAACTTCAACTCTGGTAAGTTTCAATGACAGATAAGGAGAAGATTATCCTGGCACAGATGCAAACTCACAATTTGCTTGAACTCATCAAAGGGATGCAATACACTGGATTCTTTACATCTCACCTGTTACCAGTCAAATTTGAGTTAGAACGACAGTTGGCACTTATGAAGGATAAATAAGATACTGGTTCTTATTCCTTCGATGTCTGAGCGTAAGAAAATCTCCGATCTTATCCAAGAAGCATACATGGATCCCGACCTCGTTGGAGGTTCATCAGTCCGCAAGACTGAGGGTGGAAGAAAGTATGCAACTCGCAGAAAGTCTCCCTCTGACATCAAGAGAGTCAAGCATGTTGGTGGTGGTAAGACTGAACCAGTCGTGCAAAAGACACGCAAAGATGTTGGTCAAGAGCGCACAAGTAAGCAGACTCAGCAACCAACACAGGAGCGTGGATCTGCTGCTCTGAGTGCAAAAGAAGCACAACGCAAAGCGTATCGTGAAAGAATGGCAAGAGAGGCAGGGAAAGGTTCAACTAAGTCAGCGGATGAGTTGCTGAAGAAGAAGTCTCCCGAGAAGAAACCAGTCTCTCCTAGTTACAAACCTGCCAAACCAACTGGGTACAGCAGAAAGGAAGCAATGTCCATTCGTGCACAAGGTGCAGCGAAACTTAGAGGCATTATGAGAGATCAAGAGAAGAAAAAGACTCCTAATGCATCACGCGGAGAGATCTCCAGAAGAGTTGAAAAGAGAATGAAAGACTGATAAAATAACCCTGTGAGCAACTGTTTGTAATGGCATCATTGACACCTGAAGATGCTGTCTGGGCAGCGGATGAGTTTATCTCATATTACACACAGTTTAATCGCATTGATGATTACTTTCGTTATGTAAAACAAAGCAGATTGGATAACTCCTCAGGCACACTCTTCGGTCCTGAGGATGACATCTTTTCTGACTTTTCTGTCCATCCCAATGACATGAAGTTCTCCGTTCATGTGGTGGATACGTCTAACAAACCTAAGAGTAAGTACACGCAGCAGATGTACTCTGAGGTTCTGAATCTGACTGCATCCAATGCAATCGAAGAAGCAATTCCTGGTCGCACATTGAAGTGGATTGTGACCGAAGATACCACTGACAAGGTAGTTGGTGTGGTGCGATTTGGATCACCCACGATTAACTCCAAACCACGGAATGATTACTTTGGTGAGGTACTCCCACTGTCACGAATTAACAAAGAGTTTGTGATGGGATTTAACATCGTTCCTGTACAACCATTTGGTTACAATTACCTGGGTGGTAAGTTATTGTGTCTGCTTGCATCATCAACTTATTTGAAACAACAGTTTGATGAGAAGTATGGCACTGATCTAAAGTATTTTGAGACAACATCGCTTTATGGATCTACCAAAGGTGTGTCAATGTATGATGGTCTGAAACCATTTGTTCGTCACGTTGGTGACACTGAGAGCAACTTTTTGCCCCTGTTTCATGATGACCATTTCAAGAAGATGTTCTGGTGGTTTAATGACAATGCCAACGGTGGTGAGAGACTAATCTCAGCAGATAAGTCATCAAAGAAACTCAAGATCCAAACAAAGATGATCTCCATCATTAGAAACTCATTGAAGAATGAGGACAAGTTGGAAGAGTTTAACGCAGCGATTGACCATGCTAAATCACTCACAGAACGCAAGAGATCTTACATGGGTTTCTTGAATTATGACAAAGATGATGCAATCGAATGGTGGAGAAAGAAAGCAGCAAAAAGGTATGATAAACTATTAAAGACTGGTCAACTGAGAAAACAACTCGAATTGTGGAATAATTCATCCAACATCGACATCATTCGATGATTACTCAGCCTCCAGATTGCTCGATGAGTGAGACTTAACAATTATGAAATTGAATAAACTTTTGCTTGCATTTGTTGCTCCCATTATATTTGGAGCAGGAGAAGTTCAGGCAACACCAGTGGCACAAAGTAAGACATGCTTTTACTCTTACAATCAAGGAAAAGTTGAAACTTCTCCTTGTACAATTAAGGTAAAACCTATGTCCCTTGACAATGGAACTCAGGGCGCATTTATGATTGTTGAGTATGAATCTGGTCGCACTGATTTTTATGGTGTCTGGGAAACAATGGATGCTCAACATACACCTCATGGAACAAAAGAGGTGATAAATGGTGAGATCGAACAAAGTGGTGATGGTGATTTAATTCTGCTCTTTGATGATCACGCTTTCTCTTGGTTGCCTCAAAATTGACATGAAGAAGTTTATTACGGGAGCAATCGCTGCTCTCTCAATTGTCACTCCAACCACATCATTTGCAAATGGTACATTTGATGACCATGAAAAACTCTGGGATTCTTTACAACGAGCGGGCATTACGATTGTTGTCAACACCAAAGAAGATTGTGGTGACTTAGATACAGATGGACGTTATTACATTTGGCGGCGTCGGTTGGCAATCTGCCAGGATAATGCAAAGGTTTTGAATGGCAAACAGGTTGAATGGACGCATAACGATCTGGACACATTACGTCACGAAGCACATCACGTTGTCCAAGATTGTGTAGGTGGAAGACTCGCTGATGGTGATTTGACCCCACTGTTTGCAAACCAAGAGGATTTCGCAAAGTTTATCTCTGTGAGTCCAATGAGTAAAGAAAGGATAGAGAGGATTCGTAATTGGTTGACTGAGAATGAAACAACTGAACGTGATGTTCATCTTGAACTTGAGGCATATCTTGTTGCAGATGGTGTAGAAGCGAGCAGTATTGCGTCCAAACTTGATAAACTTTGTAAGGCACCCAAAGTTAATTTGGACAATCACTTTAGTTTCTAATATCTACTCAGCCTCCACATTGCCCTGTTGATATGAACGACACACAAACCATGGAAGTTATGGATCAACTAACTCTCCAGAGAGTCATTGATGACCTGCAAAAGGCATTTGATGTCTGTGATGGTGTAGATTATGATGCTGACATCCAAGATTACCAAAAGCAAGCACCTTTTGCTGTCGGTTATTCTCGATCTGCTTGTTGGGCAGCAATTCATGATCTCGACCGTCTGCTTGCAAAGTACAAATGATTCATTACAAAGTTATTGAATTTGGAGAAACAAACAATGAACTTTGGAATAAACCAACTGAGCATCTTAGTTTATCTCGTGCTCAACGACGTTATGCAGAATCTCTATCCGACTCTGAAACGTTGGGCGCTGTTCTTGTCGAAATTGGTCCTGAGGATTGGACTGTTAGGAACAGCAACGGTCTCGACAATTATTGCCTCAATGTGTCTCGAACTGGATTCATCTCTATCCGCAAACTTAAGTCCAATGACAGTTGGTTAGACTAATGAAACCCATGATTTACCGTTGCTGTTGTAATCTCAAGACTCGTGAGTTAGAGTGGATTTGTGAGGGACTTTTTGCTCCCGCTTATATCCATGCTGCGATTGCTCGTCAATCGTGTGAAAAACAATGAGTAACTTCTGGGAGAGATACTGGAAATGGAGCGATAAGATCAACGCTCCATTTTACAAACACAAGCACAGATTGCTTCTTTATGTTGCACTCTCCCAGACACTAATTGTCACAGTTGGATTACTGAATCTTTTCAGAACTGATCCCCATTCTGTATGTTATTCTCAACAGAATGGCATCGTTGTTTGTTACTGCTCACGATGAAAGAGTTTCGTTATGATCTCGATTATTCGATCCTTGATTTCACTGAACCTGCCACCAGAAGTTTATATCGGATTGGCAGAGGGGAGCAGGGTGTTCTACTTGTGGAACCGTACAAGTCTGCCATTTGTGCTCATTGGCGATTTGTAAATGAAGCGGTCGCTAATCAATCTGCTAATCAGATTTACGCCATGTTCTGTGAGTACAGACGGCAAAAAGATTTCATTGGAATGGACATGGCACGAAAGTTCCTTGAAATGGGTTTCACTCGTGCCAGAAGATACGCGAATCATTCTAACGGGAGGAAGTACGATTCTTCTGGCAAAGAATTACCTCAAGAGCACGATTGCCTCACGAGCGAGAAAGCAAAGGCATCAAAGATTTTTAAGGGGATAAGAGATAAGGCAGCATATGATCCTGCTTATCAACAAATGAGAAAAGAATGGAGATCTAACGAATAATGGAAGTTAGCGAGCATAATTTAGATGCAGATCTGAGACATTTCGAGTTTTGTGTACTGTTGGACCTCGTACGAGATAAAATAAAGTCCAGTGACGATTTTGATGAGCAAATGACACTGGGCAAGATCTATGGTAAGTTGTTAGGTATGAAGATGAGTGCGCCTGAGTAAAAACTACTCAGCCTCCAGATTGCACCATTGATACCAACCACTGAAAGAAAACAATATGTCACTCTGGACCGCTAACTGGAAAGCAGAAGAATACTTTGGCAGTGAACTGACTGCTCACCACATGAACACCCGCTCGGTGTATCGTTTCAAGGAGAATAGCGACATCGCTATCACTCACTCTGCAAAGTACGTTGATGATGGAACTGTTGATGTGTTCGCAGTTACTTATCGCAAACAGGTAAATCCTCGTCACTCTGTTACTGAAACTGTTGAGGTGTTTGATAAGTTCCTGGATGCCTACTATTGCGGTGTGGTGTGTATCAACAACCTGAATGAGTAAAAACTACTCAGCCTCCACATTGCACCGTTTATATGAACACCACTCAAACCATGACCAGAGTCGAAATTAACCGCGAACTGACCGAATTGCGCTTCGCTCGTGAGAAAGCACAGCGCGAAGTTGATAACATTCAAGCGTGTATGAACGCTCTCATGCAAAAGCGCAATGATCTTGACTTTGAACTAAAGCATGGTGATCTTTTCACTGCAATGTTTGGTGATGATCGCGGACAAGATTCTGCTTTCATGGATGATAACTTCGGAGGTTAATTGATGACAACTGTTATTCTTGGATCACTGATCATTCTTTGGTTCTTTACTCCTCTCAACAAATGATTGAAACTACTCAAGACAAGCAAATTCGTCGCACGATTCTAAAGTCCATTGAAGATATGGACATTGAGTTACTCAAGCGCATTGCATATGAGGTGCGATGTGAAGAAATGGGAATCTATCCTGATGCAACGTACATTGAATGGTGTGAAAAATGACTGACTTTACTACAATGAGCGACAAAGACTTCGTGGACTTTCTGTTTGACAAGATGACAGACTTGGACACGGATATGATAGATTTGCATGACGACGATTCGTGTTGCGATCACATCGAACTTTCACGTTTGGAATAACTACTCAGCCTGCACATTGCACCGTAGGTACGAACCCTAACTGATTATGGCATTTACCGCTCCACAATTCTCTACTCTTCACGAGACTGAAGAACTCATCCAACGTCTTAACAATGAGTTCAAAGTCAACTCTATCGAGAGTGGACACTCCAACTACTATCAACTCGAAGTTGATGGTGGTCGTAAGTATATCAAAGTCTGGTCTTATCTTGTGAGTGGAGGTGAGCGCACTCGTGGTCGCTCCATCTACATGTTCATTGACAAAGAGACTGGCGCTGTGTACAAACCTGCCAGCGTCAAAGCACCTGCTAAGGGTATTCGATACTACCTCAATGCTCTACTCGAACGTCCCGAGACTTGCGATCAATATGGTTCTTTCCTTTACGCCTGTTGATTATCATGAGTGAACTCAATACCCAGCAGTTGCGTACAACTGCTTCTCTCCGATTGCTTGCTGAAGGATTCAAAAAAGATTTTGCTAATCATGTGTACGAGAATGAAAAGTTCACTGATTTGTTAATGGAACTCTCGGCAGATTACGTTATTGAGAATATTCCTGTTATTGACGAAGAGAATCAATATGAACTCGCATTGATGCTGCTTGAGAGTATCAGACTCGTCACGTTTGATTAAACTACTCAGCCTGCACATTGCCCCATTGATACCAACCACTGAAACCACATGACTTTCACCGTTCGCTTCACCTCTGACGCTCTCAATTCTCCCGAGTATATTGGACCTTTCCACACTGAAGATGATGCACAAGATTATTGCGATTCCCGCAATGATTCTTTAGCACTTTCGGGTATTCCCTCCTCTGTTGCTTGCTACTCTGTTGTTGACTGATGATGCGAGTTCAACAACACTTTTCTGTCGAAGATCTCGGCACTTTCCGTACCAAACTCCTCCGAGAAGTGGAGAGGTACAACAAACCTTACACTAAAGATCTGCAAGCAAAGGAACAACGTAAGGCAGATCATGCACTACATCTGATGATGAACTATTACACTCATCAACTGGAGTTCTGATTATGGAAAGAAAGAATACCACTGACGCTGTTATCTCTCTCGTCACTTACCTTCAGGAACTGGAGGAGAATAACAAACTCAACGAGACTGAGTACAAACAAGCACTCAAACTTGTCAACGACGTTGTTAATTCCCGCTGATCATGTTGAAAGTTAATGTACAAAGGACTATCAAAGAAACGCTTCTGGAGAATAACGAAACCAACTTTGACCGTGATCAAAAGTTTCAAATCTTCTGCAATGTGTGTGACAATCTTCTAAAAGAAGGTCGCATCAGTAAGATACAACACGAACGCTGGACTCACGCTTTCTAACAACTACTCAGCCTCCACATTGCCCCATTGATATGAAACAGACTGAAATCCTCGATCAAATCACTGGAGTCCAAGTTATGGA